CCTGCCCTGCCGGTAGAGGCGGGCGGCGCTGTAAGGTACGATGGTGCTGCCTCCGGACGACAGCACTGACCCCCTGCCCGAGCCTCCCGAACTGCCCGCACTCTTTGCCCCGGCGTTTGCCGCAGCCTGCTGGGCGCTCTGGGCTGCCTTGGACTGCTTGAGCGCCCATTCGCCCTTTGCGATATTCAGCTTTTCGCTGGTCGCATTGTTGTTGAATTCCTGCTGGCGCAGGGTGTCCTGATACTGCCGCTCCGCCTGCTCGTTCTTGTACTTCTGCTGGGCAAGGCTGTCCTGCCGCTGGGTCTCCTGCATCTGCTGGTCCCACGCAGCGTCGGCACGCTCGGCCGCGTAGGCGCGGTCTTTCGCGTACATATTGTATCCGGTGTTGGCCAGCGCACCCACCAGCGAGCCGATGCCGGTGGTCCCGGTGATGGCCAGCTGCACCGCGTCGCCGATGACGCCCAGAATGCTCAGCACACCATTGAACGCCTGCTTGCGCTTGGCGATGGCCTGCTGCTCCTGGTTGGAATAGTAGCCGTACAGGGTGTCCAGCCGGCCCAGATAGTCCTGATAGCGGCCATAGTCCTGCTCGTAGGCAGCATTGTAGGCGCTGCCCTTCCGGTCGAGCTGACTGTAATAGTCCGACAGCTCCGCATTATACTGCGCCTGTGCGTTCTTCTCCTGCGTGTTGAGCTGGTCGATCCGGGTCACGACATCGTCGCCCTCACTGTTGTAGGTGTCCAACGCCAGCCGGTAGAGGGACGGCAGGGCGTCGTTCAGCGCGCCCATCTGCTGCTGGTACGCCTGCTGGGCCACACTGGCCGCATAGCTGGAGCCGTAGCCGCCGGTGAGGGCCGCAGCCTGTGCGGCGGCGTCCGCGCTGGCGTTGCGGGCGTTCTGGGTGTACTGCTGGGCATACTGGCGGTAGAGCGGATCCTGTGCATAGCTGTACTGGAAGCTGTTCCGCTCCAGCAGCTGACCGATGAGGTCTTCGATGCGGCCCTGATAGGCGCTCTCATACTTGCCCGGCCGGTTCTGCTGCCAGTTTCTCAGGTCCGCTGCTGCGTCGGTGACGCTCTGGCCGGGGGTGTACACCGCATTTGTCAGTGCATTCTCCACCTCTTTGCGGCTGTTCAGTCCCGCCGTGCTGTAGGAGGACTGGACTGCAGGCTGGGCAGCCACATCTTCCAGCAGCTGCTGTTCTTTCTTTTTCTCGGTGCTCATAAATTCTCCTTTCTCACTGGATGCTGTTCAGCCGGGCGCGCAGCGGCTCCGACATATTTTCCACGTCCAGATTGCAGAGCACATATTGTAATTGCTCCTGCATCTGGTATAAGTAGTTGCGGATGGCGCGGGCATCCTCCGCGTCCATGTTCTCGCTCAGATGGGGCAGTCCGATCTTCGAAAGTCCCGTGACACTTGCCATGTTCAGTTCACCTCCTGTGCCAGAATGCCGCCCTTCGCGGCGGCGCTCGTCCGGGTCAGGCTGCGCAGGGTGAGCTGTCCTCTGCCCTTCAGCCGGAGCCGCAGGCTCCCGCACCGCCTCGGCACAAGCGGAACATCGAAGCAGCGCCGCCCGTCGGCGGTCAGCTGGGCCAGTGTCTCCCACGCCCCGCTGTCGTAACTCACAGCCACCTCGATGCGGCTCTTCACCTCGGCCTCGAGCCGGAGCGTCAGCCGGGAGAGATACAGCTCTTCCGGGCCGTCCAGCCCGATATTCCCGCTGACGAGCTCGAAACTCACGCCGTCCTCGATGCCGCCCGCCTGCTGCCAGTTCTCCTCCCGGTCCGCATCTGCGGCCCAGATGGCCTTTCCGTCCCAGAGATAGAGCTGCCCGCCGCTTCCGGTCATCTCGTAGGAGCAGACATCTTCCTCCTGCCAGAGCCCCCGTTCGGTGTCGTAGACCAGCAGCCGGACGGCCTGGGCTTCGCCGCTGCCCCGCACGAGGTGCAGATAATACCGCCCGTCCAGCGCGCCGCCCAGCGCCGACTTCACGTTCCGCAGCCGGGCCGGGTCGAGGGCCGTCGAGACTTTGGTGGGGATGCTGCCGTCCCAGGCCATCACGCCGTCGGGCGAGAGATAATAAAGCGTCTCGTTGATGACGCAGAGGCTCCGGGCCGCGCCCTTTGCCACGCCCCGGCAGCGCAGGCTGCTGAGCTGGAAATCCGAGGGCTTGGAGCCGTAAAGCTTGTGAAGGGTGTTTTCCTTGAAGAAAAGCGCGTATCCCATACAGGTAGCCGCGCCGGTAAACGCCCCGTCGCTGCCCACGGTCACGGCATAGCTGTCGGCGGCAATGCCCCGGTAGGAGAACCAGTTGGTGGGGTCGCCCAGCTTGCAGGCGTAGATGACGTTCTCCTTGTTGGAGCATCCCCACACCCGGTTGTCGCACTCGGTCAGGTAGTCCATGTCCGGCACCCGGCGTTCCAGCTCCACCACCTCTGCCGAGACGAACTCCCGGCTGACGCTGCCGTCCAGACTCACCCATCTTACCGCTGCGCCGGTACGGGTCAGACGGCCATAGAACCACTCGCCGCCCGGGTCGGCCTTGACGCGCAGAGCATCTGCGCCGGCGTCGTAGACGATGCGGTCGCCGTCCAGCTCGTTCCACTGCCCGGCCTGTTCTGCTGCCGAGCCGGTGAGGGTCACGGTGTCCTCTGCCGCAAAGTCTGTCCCCACCCCCTTTGCCGAGATGCGGCAGTAGTCCAGCACCACCGCCGACCAGTTGCCGGACGCCTCACTATATACTTCCAGCGTGCTCTCGCTGCTCCATGGCTTTTCCGGGTCTTCCACCCGCAGGAAAAGCTGACCGTCCGTCGGCTTGTCGGGCTCAGCAGGGCCGCAGCCACTCACCTCGTAGACCTTGCCCTCCGCGTCGCAGGGTGCAAACTCCACGCTGGCGTTCTTGCCCGACCACACCGCGCCCAGAGCGCTCACCTCCCGGCTGGCTGTGTCGAAAGCCAGCTTGTCCGGGAAGATCAGGATCCTCGTCCCGATGCCCACCAGCGTTTTCCTGCCGTTCTCCACGGCGTCTTTCAGGGTCACTTCCATCTCATCCCTGTCATCCGGCGTGTAGACGAGGTCTCTGCCGCAGACGGTCAACAGGCCGTTCAGGTGATACATCCCGTTCAGGTCTGCTTTTTCCCGCAGCTTCCGCCGGGGCAGACGGGTGCTCAGGGCCGGGAAATTCCGGGCCGAAAAGTTGATGCCCGCGCTGTACTCTGCCTCGGTGCAGCTGTACGTCTCGTTCAGCCCGCCGAACACCCGCAGCATATTCCGGGTGTTTTTCAGGCCGTTCCGGTTCGAAAGTATCATCTTTCTCCCTCCTTACCAGCGCCAGCTGCAGCCCCGGGTGGGCAGATTCTTCCGCCGCAGCCACGCGGCCAGTTCGGCTAAGATGCTGTTGTACTGAGCCTGCTCACCGGCGTACCGGTCGTTCTCGCCCAGCGCGGCGTCCGTCATGGCGCACAGATAGTGCGGGTACAGGCTGTCGAAGGGCGGCGGCACCAGCAGCACGTCGTCATCCCGCAGGCCGTCGTCCCACGCAATGTCCGCGCCCACGCCCTCCCGGCTGTCGGCGCTGCTGGGCCGGAAAAATTTCTCCCGCAGCATCCCGTCCACCTCGCACAGCCAGCGCTGCCGGGTGCGGGCCGCGACACGGCTGCCCGGGCGCAGCTCTTCGGCCCGCTCCATCGCTTCTCCTACCGTCATAAAAAGCCTCCTTTCGCTTTTTCCAAAAAGGCCCGGCAGAAGCGGCCTTCTCCGCCGTCTCTGCCGGGCCGCGTTGTCTTATTTTACTGGGCCGCAGTCTCTGCCGCAGCGATGCGGGCGGCGGTGTGCTCGTCCTGCTGCTGGCTGTGTTCCAGCACCTCGGCCACCTCAGGCGGCACTTCCACCTCCACGCCCCGGCGGATCTTGTAGTTCACGCCGTTGACGCTCACGAACAGATCGCCCTTGTACCGGCTGTTGTCCTTGAACAGCCGGATGCGGACATTCTTCTTTTCTGCCATAGCTTCTCCTTTCTGCTCAGTTTGCCGCCGCAGTGGTGGAATAGCTGGACACGCTCTCGATGCGCACCATGTACTGCTCCACCAGACGCTCGGCGGCGCGCATCCCCTTCCAGCCCACAGAGGCGCGCTGGTTCAGCGGATCGTCGCCGTAGCCCAGCTGCTTGACGATGTGCTCCAGGCCGCCGCCTTCCAGCTCGGTGACGCCGTAGGCGTGGGCACCCAGCACGAGGGTACCAAAGACGGCCAGACCCTCCGGACAGGTAGCGTCCTTCCAGATCTTCGCCTCGCTGGTCTCGATGAAGCGGATGTTGCCCAGCTTGCCGATCTCGCCGCGGTACATGGTGTCGGGGTCGGCGTACTTGTGGGCCTCGATGAACTCCTTGCAGGTCTTGAGGTCGTAGGCGGCGTAGGGATGGATGATGGCGATGTAGCTGTCGCCGATGGGGTCAGCGTTCATCGCGCCCAGCTGTGCCGCCGCCTGGAAGAACAACTTCGGGGTCAGGGTGCAGCTCTTGTCCAGCGCCTTGCGGCTGGTGACGGCAGTCTCGGTGCCGTCTGCGGAAAGCTTCGGCGCATAGATGACGTTGGTGCCGCCGGCCAGCACATC